AACAGTTTTTACAAAATATAAAAAGTTGTCCTGACATAATTTTATATGATTAATCCAAGTTTTTTCTAACTTCAATCGTAATTGATCTGTCGTTAATAATTCAGTATTCGCTGACATAATTCAGTTTCCGTTGGGTCCCTTTTTGATTGGGTCCCCTAATACGTTTGAGGATACACTACATCTATTTATTATGCAAGTTTAAGTCAAAGTTAAATAAATACATACCCAAAAACCTGGAAAAAAATTTAATAAATTTTTTTTATGTCTGAAAGTTCGTTGGTACCTCTACGATGGGAGACGTGGCCCGGATCACGGGCCACGTTTGGGAGATAAACTATTTAATATGTTTTACAAAGTGTTTGTAACAATCAGCCTCGCTCAGAGGTTTTGCCGGCAGGCAAGCTGACATTAAAGGGCAGCTCTCGTCGTGGTCCTTGCCGTACACAGCGTGCAACACTTCATGAAGTACTATGTGTGTTAACTTTTGTGGACCATAATTAATCGCCTTCTCAGTGATCCACAATTGGTTGGCTCTAAGCTTAGCAAGGCCCAGGGTTGCCTCGTTGCCTGCTGTTGCGTCTCCAACTTTAACTTCAATCCACGGCAGCTGAGTCATTCTTTTAGCTTTATAGATTATATCTAATACAGCTCTTTTTAATTTATATGTCTCAGGTGACATTTTTTTATTTTTTATTATTTTATTTTTCATTTTATCTCCTTCGTTATAACTTTTATATCCCATCTTTATGGGAGATGCAAGAACCATACCGTCCAAAATGGGTCGTTCATTTTGGGTCAACTAGACCTGGTTAAAAAATAGCTATTATAGCTATAAGCATAAAAAATATAATTACATTAGCCATTAACGAACCCCCCTGCGGTTACCTTCCTTGCCTTGCCCTTTGCTACCAATCCAACAATCACGCCTCGCGGATCCATATAGCGTAAGTCGTGTTTATCACCATCAATGACCCGACGCCCCAGGAATTTTTTTGGTAACTTATCTTTAAAGACATATGCCACATTATAACCTTCAGCTAATGCCCGATCACACTCAGCCTGATTTTTTCCTGAGTAACTAAAAGTAATATAATAATTTTTGTAACTATGATCAAAATGATTATAAACTTTTGTATAGTCATAGAATTGCACATCAGGATGGAGATCCATTAACGATTGATTCCCATCTACTTTGAATTTTGAAAAATTCAAATCGGATGTACCGTTCAACCTTACAGCAAATTTAAAGCCCTGCCTTGCTGCTCTAGTCTTCAGCTGCTGAATCTCCCGGCTGAGCTCCCACAAAAAGCCGTTTCGATTTCTAAAAAAATATTGAGTTTTTCTAACGCGCGCTTTTTGTACGATGCCCATCTGCCCACGGCCTGAAGTATTTAAACACGGATCAACACAACCTCCGGGGCCTTTGGTAGCCTTCGGACAAACGTTTTTACCGGATAGATCAAACGGCGCTAAATGGAGAATCGCTGTTTTAACTCCGAATTTTTCGCCCTTAGCCATTTTTGTTTGGCTGTAGTAATTAAGTAATGGCATTTAGTCTCCTTCCTTGTTTTGTTGTTTTGGTTTTTTACATATTCCTTGCTGAATTAAATCTGAGGCAGTACGCCCGAACCAACCCTGCAAAGTCCAAGCCCTTCCAGTGTCTATTAAATGTTGCCAAGCCTTAATAATTTTATTTTTGTTATTACATTCAATAAAACCTTCACAAAGGCCGATTGCTTCAAAGTCCTTCATTTGTGCTCCTTTATTTTTAATTTACTTAGATCTGTATGGGTCCATTTTCCTGGGCCTGCCTCAATTGTATAACTAGTGAATCCTTCACCCGTTTCAATTGTAGCATTTAACGCCGTGAATAAATTCTTTAAATCATTTAAAGAATTTAATTTAGTGTAGCCCTCTTTTTTTATTTTTTCTATATTATATTTTTTTTTCATTTTTGCTCCTTTGTTGATTCGTTCTTTTATCCCATCCATATGGGAGATGTCAACTTATATTTTATTTAGTTTAAAATTTATTTTTTGCGGGTATCTATTAAATAGGGGGTAATGACTCATGAAAAAATAGTTAATTAAACCTGGAGCCCTGGACCTGCAACCGGCCTAGCCGTGGAGGTTGCAGCTGATCCAGGGTTATTTTTTTAAGGCCCATCAAATTTGTTATAGTCATAAAACCCCCAAAACGACATAGCAAAGTTTTAGCCATTTTGATTTTTAGTTATAGTAGTACGCACCCAAAAGCACATAGCAAAGTTTTAGTTATAGACACGCACACGCAAACACGCATAGGAAAGTTTTAGTTATAGTAGTTTAGTTTAACTTTGCCATAGCAAAGTTTCACGACCCACGAGCAACGAGGTGGGCGAAGCCCACCGAGTTGCGAGTGGTGCAAGAAAAATTATTAAGGAAGCGTGAGGCGTGGTTATTGCGTCAGCAATCACGCACCACGTTGCCAAGTCATTTTATCAAAAAATAAAATTAAAGTTGCTTCGGTATCCTCGCCACTTGCGACAAGTTCCACGCTCCTCGTTCCATTTGACTTGAAAAGTTTCAAGAGCTTCTGCGAGAGGTCTTGAAGCAAGATAAAACTTTGACCACCATTGTTGAAATGGTCAATGTGCCAATTAATTTGATACTTAGATAAGCCCAAATTCTTGTCTTGATTTGACTTTAATTCTATCCAAATTGACTTGCTATTTTTTAAATAATAGATGTCAGGAATTCCATTAATTGTATTAGATTCTATGCGAAAAATTTGACCTTTTAACTTTAGATTTTTAATGCGAAGCCAAAGCTTACTTTCTCTTTTTTTCATAGCCCATTAATAAGTCAATAATGGGCTATGGTCAATCTAGTTTAACAAACTTTAAAGCCACCACACTCGTTCAAAAATGCAACAAAATTTTTTACATTTTCTAAAGAAACAGGATAGCTTGAAGTCCTATCCTCACTTTCCCAAAGCTTATCCCACTTTAATTTTAAGTGAGGTGGGTAATCTCTTGGAATAATATTAGCTTTTGTGGTTTCTTTAATGGCTTGTTTTTTTAACTTTTCCATTTGTTCTTTTATTTGTGCGTTCCAAAGTTCAGCTTGTTTAGCTTCTTTCTTCCATTGTTGCTCAGCTTTTTTAAGCCAACCATTATTAATTACCTTTTCTAAAGATAACTTTATTTTAATGGCTTCGAGCTCATTAAATTCAAAGCCACTATTGTCTTGCAATCTTTCTTTTTGCTCATCTGTTAGCCAATCCTCGTTGAGTACAGTAATTAAATTTGCGAGAGGTCGCCAAAACCAAACATTGTTTCTAAAATAATAACCAACATTTTCAGCTTCAAATTTTGATAAATCTTCATAGTATTTATCTCTTTCTTTTTCTGTTGTTGGTTTATCCCAATCAATCTCAGGTCTTTTACCTTTTATTTTTGGCTTTAAGCCATATACGTCCATACCCATTTTATTTTGCTCCTTTTTTTATTTGGTTATCTACTCGTTGAATATTTGCTTTGTCTCGTTCTATTCGTTCTCTATCTTCTTTACTTAACAAAAATGTTTTAAATTTTTGTTGATGTTTTAAAGGTCGTTTTGTGTTCAAATACATATCCTTTAAATTTATTTTAAATGTTTGCATTTATTTTACTCCTTTATGGTTATAGTATTTTTTATAATAGTGTTGCCACTCTATATTTATTTTTTTATTTAAGTCGTACTTTTTAAATTCTCGTACAGATTTAAAAAAATCTTCTTTACAATTTCCAAAGTCAGAAATAAAATCTGCAAAAGATTTAGTGTAAAAAGGATTAATTTTTTTTGCTCTTTGATATATTTGTTTTAAGTTCATATTTTTTTACTTCTTTGTTTTGTATTTATTTTGCTTAATGGTTTTACTTTCAAAATACTTAACCCACGTTTTAAAGGTGGGTTAAGCCATTTTAATAAAGTTTTAAACATTAAAGTATTGTTGTTTTTAAAGAAACCGCTTCACTTTCTTTTTTATACTTGTCGTAAGTGTCAGGATTTTCTTTTCTAAAAGTTGTTGTATCAAAGATGCTTCTTAATGTTCTTATGATTTCAACCGCAACTTTTTGTTTTTTGTGAGTGAAAAGCTTTTTGCTTTTAACTTGCTCA